CAGGTCTAGAAATACATTTACCGCCAAATATGGAACGCCGTAAAACTATTGTTGGTTATCGAGAATTATTGAAATGGACTAGCCCCGTTAAAAATATGATTTTAGAAAACCGTATATACCACCACGGCGAAAACCAGTTAATAGAACACGTCGAACGCGCGGTACTTATTAAACACCAAGGCAGCGTAGCCCTATCGTCGACCCGTAGCCCTGGGCCTATTACGTTGGCTAGGTGCATGGTATGGGCCGCAGCGTTGGCGTCAAAACCGCAGCTAGTGGGCAAACCGCTAGTAGTTACGCTAAACCGCTAATGTTGTGGTGGCACTATCCGCGACGGCTTACCTTTTCGTCGGGAAAAGAATAGACCGCTTCACCGTGGGTAGTGCCACCAAACTTTTACTAGATATGGCAGACTAAACGCATGGCGTTATTTAACAAGGTAAACAAGGCCGCGATTGGCCCAACCGTAAAAGCGGCTGCTACTGGTTCAAATGTTGGCGCGTCACAACTAGATAACTTTTATGCGTTTACCCAAGGTAATAACCGTCAACGCGCTATGGCCGTACCTGCAATTACACGCGCACGCGATTTACTTGCTTCAGTAATTGGCTGTACACCACTAAAAATGTATAACGAAATGTGGAACCCTGTCGATAGGGAAATGGAAGAAATCGAAATTGCCCCCCGCGCATGGACACGACAATTAGACCCGTCGCTACCAAATAGCACGCTATTTTCATGGTTATTTGACGATTTATTTTTCACGCAGCGGGCTTTTTTGTACGTTACTGAGAGGTCAAGCGACGGATACCCCAAGGCGTTTCAACGTATGCCTAGCGCCATGGTTTTAACACAAGACCAAGCAGGCCCCGTATTTTTTGCGCCGTCTAAACAAATTATGTTTAGCGGTTTACCTATCGACCACCGCGACGTAGTGCAATTTATTAGCCCTATTCAAGGTTTGTTATATACAAGTCCTAACGCTATTTTGACGTCGCTTAAACTAGAACAAAGCCGTATGAGGTCAGCAAATCAAACGATACCAAATGGCGTTTTGCGGCAGGTCGCGGGCGAGCCGCTTTCAGAAACCGAATTACAGCAATTAGGACAGTCTTTTGAAAACGCACGTCTTACAAATTCTGTAGCGGTTTTAAATGAATTTGTTACTTACACCGAAACAACAACAGACCCAAGTAAACAAATGTTGGTCGCCGCGTCAGAATATCAAGCGCTAGAAATTGCGCGTTTGGCCAACTGCCCGCCGTATTTGTTGGGCGTTGCTACTGGTTCGTACAGTTACCAAAACAGCACCCAGGCGCGACAAGACTTGTATATGTTTGGCGCAAAATTGTATATGGATTGCATAGCCGAAACTTTAAGTATGGGTAACGTATTGCCGCGCGGTACCTACGTTAAATTCGATATTGAGGATTACCTAAGCGAAAGTTATTTATCGGAAAACGACACACCGTCGCAAGTAGACGAAGTAGGAGTAATGCCAAATGCTTAAATTAACCCAACAAGAATTAACGCTAGACGCCGCAGGCCCTAACGGTATGCCGCGCCGTACGTTGGCTGGCCTTGCCCTGCCTTATAACGTTGAGGCTGTAGTAAATGACGGTACAAAAGTTATGTTTATGCCAGGCAGCTTGAACAGCGGCGGCAAAATGCCCAAACTATATTTAGGTCACGACAGCACCCAGGCCGTAGGACTTGTAACTGCCATGGTTGATACACCAGGCGGCATGATGTACGAGGCACGTATTAGCGAAACCACGTTAGGTAACGAGGCGCTGGTATTGGCAGCCGACGGCGTACTAGACGCGGTAAGTGTTGGCGTTAACCCAACCCGTTTTAGTTACGACGAAAAAGGCACAATGATTATTGAGGCCGCCGATTGGCAAGAACTTTCGTTAGTGCCGTTTGGTGCTTTTGCGGGCGCGTCGGTAGACCGCGTAGCAGCGTCGCAGGGTATCCCACAAGACGAACAAGAAGTAGATAATATAGAAACCGAAACACCTAACGAGGAGTTAGACACCATGACACAGCCAACAGAAACCCCAACCGTTATCGAAGCCGCAAGCGTAGCCCCAGTTGTTTACGCACAGCCGCGCCAATTCAAATTGCCAACAGCAGGCGAATTTATCGCAGCGTCGTTGCAAGGCGGCAGCGTACTTGCAGAAATGAACGCACGCGTACAAGCTGCAGCGCCAAACATTACAACCGCTGACACCCCAGGTATTTTGCCAGAAATTATTACAGGCAGCGTGTTCGATTCGCTTAACCCGATTCGCCCTTTTGTGTCGGCTATCGGCGCATTGGCCATGCCTGGAAGCGGCGCAACATTCCGCCGCCCAGTTATTACAGTTCGCCCAGTTGTAACCCAGCAGCCAACAGGCCAACTAAACCCACTTGACCCGTCGACTGTTACCGTTGCAAATAACAACGTAAACAAATTGACGTTTGGTACCTACGTAACAATGTCCGAACAAGATTTGGACTGGACAGACCCAGCAAGTATCAACATTGTTTTAAACCAGTTGGCTATTGCTTACGGACAAGCAACAAATAATTACGCCGTAGATACTTGCCATGCAGCAATTACACAAACCAGCGCCGTTGCCGATACCAGCGACCCTGCCGATTGGATTGCAGCAATTTACGAAGGCGCCCGCCAAATTTCAAATACAAGCAACTACCTACCTACGCATATGGTCGTAACACCTGGTACGTGGGCCGCGTTGGGTTCGTTGGTTGACAGCACAGGCCGCCCAGTATTCCCACAAATCGGGGCTATGAACGCACCAGGCCAGTTGTCGGCTGCAAATTGGAACGGCAACCCGTTAGGCCTTGTTTTGGTAGTTGACAAAAACGCGCCAGGTTCATTTATGGGCCACGCAGCGGGGCCAGCTGCAGGTTTTGAATTTTACGAACAGCAAAAGGGCGCTATTTCAGTAGACGTACCTAGCACCTTGGGCCGCACTATTGCGTACCGTGGCTACGCTGCCGCTTTCATGGCAGACGCTACAAAATTCGTTAAGTTCGTCTAACCGAAAGGCGGCCTAACCGCCATGACGCAGATATACCAAGTAGCGCACAAGACGCTATTAGACAACTACGCAGTTTTAGAAACGCTTACACCTAACGAAGTGTACGTAGGCGCGTCTATTGTTGTAGCAGGCGTTGACACAACATTTAACGGCACCGTTACAGTTTTAGCGGTACCCGAATACTTGTTTATTGGCGTAGACGACGAAGGCGATTTACTTTATAACTACGAACTGCCCGTACCGTTTCAAATTCTGTACGCGAAAACAGCAAGCGACGTTACGCGCACCACGGCAACAGGAACCGTAACCCTAGGAACTATTCCGTGTACGTGGATTACAGCGGCACAAATTGAGGACTGGTTAGGCATTGGCACCGCGTCGGCACTTGATACAACATTTCTTACACAATGCGCGGCAGCTTCGAACGACTTTTGTTTCCAACGCCGTTTAGAAAGCGGATACATAGACGCAAAAGGCACAAGCCCTAGTAACAGCGTCACCCTGGGAACTATTGCCTACGGTGGTTTTTTGTATCGACAACGCGGCGCGGTAACAGATTTTGCCAGTTTTGACGGACTGCCTGCAGGTAACAGCGTTGGCCTGTCGCCAATGATTAAACAACTTTTAGGTATCCCACGCCCCCAGGTGGCTTAAATGCCTGTTGCTTTTACAGACCTGTTTAACGAGGCGCTAGACGACTTGGCAGCGTCGCTAACGACCATTACAGGGCTACAGGTAGTAACAGACCCCCGTAACCTTGTACCGCCTTGTGCGTTCATTGACGCCCCTACGTTTACCGTGTTTAGTGGCAAAGTCGTAGAAATGACATTTCCGATACGAATAATTACGTTGGGGCCTGGCAACCTTGACGCGCAACGGTCACTACTTAACTTGGCTAGCAAAGTTATTAATAAAAAAATTGGTGTAACTGACGGGCGCCCAACTGTCGCAATTATTGGCGGTAGCGAACTACCCGCCTACGATTTGACCATAACCCTACAAGCCCAGGCAACCGCCTAGAATAGGTGCAACATGAAGTACACAATACTTAGCCCCCGTATCGGTACACCTGGCGACACATACGAACCAGTAAACGGCGTAAATGTCGACGAATTGGTAGCAGGCGGTTTTATACAACAATCCACCGTTAAAGCGCCTAAAGGTGCTAAAACTAAGACAGACACAAACGAGGAGTAATAATCATGGCAAGTAGTACCTATTTAGCTAATCCAACCGTAACGATTAACGCCGTCGATTTGTCCGATATGTGCACGTCGGCAACATTGACCTATTTGGTCGAAGCGCTAGAAGATACCGCTTTTGGCACAAACTCTAGAACTTATACTGCAGGCCTTGTCAACAATGAAGTAACTTTGACGCTTTACGCCAGTTTTGCGGCAACAGAAACTTACGCAACATTGTTTCCATTAATTGGCGGTAAAACTGTTGTAACAATCAAACCAACGTCGGCAGCAGAAAGCGCAACAAACCCAAAATTTATTTTGACCGATTGCTACTTGGAAAGCCTGCCAGTTATGAACGCAGCGCTAGGCACATTGTCAACTTATGACGTCGTATTTCAGGGCGGCGCGTTAACACTTGATACAACAGCACCATAATTAAGGCCGTTTCGGCCCGACACGAAAGGCAAATAATGAAACTTACTTTAAAAGTTGAAACAGCAGATACCGCCTATGAGGTGGTTACTAATCTTTATGTAATTATTTTGTGGGAACGCAAATATAAACGTAAAGCGTCAGATATGGCGTTAGGTATCGGCGTTGAGGATTTAGCGTTTATGGCGTATGAGGCGTCTAAGTTAAATAAAATTGTTGTACCTGCAGAGTTTGACACGTTCGTTAAAGGCTTAACAAACATTGAAGTAGTCGACACCGAGGCAGTAAACCCCACCTAAGGGGCACCCACGCCCGCCAGTTGTGCGAACTACTGGTAGCCATTTCGTGGTGGCCCCCGTCTATACCTTTTGACATAGACGATTTGGCTACTGTCGTTGCTGTATTATCAGACAACAACAAACAACGAAAGTAAACGCCGTGGCCCAACTACCGTTACAAATTGAGGGTATTCAAGAAACCTTAAAACTGTTGAACGACGTAGACCCTAAATATCGGCGTTTAGTGACTAAGCAAATTAAGAACGCTGGCGCGTCTATCTTAAATGAAGCCCGCCAAATGGTAGCAAGTTTTGATAACTCAAAAGGCAACGGCGCCCCACTATCGGGCATGGTACGCGGCAACCTAGTTAAAGGCCGTGAAACTACCTGGCGTACTGACGCCGTACAAAAAGGCTTTAAAATTAAGGTTGGTGTACGTGGTAGTAAAGAACGCTACGTAAACTTTGACCGTGGGGGTTATACCGAACAAGTGGTATTTGGCGCCAAGCCTTATCGTCTAATGACCGTACAAAGCGCCGACGCTGCAGGCGTTATTTATGACCATGCAGGCCGCAACACAAGTAGCCAATTTGTTACAAACCTAACCGTAGAGGAAGGCAACCAGCCGCGCGTTATCGACGTTGCCGTAGAAAAAAATAAAGACACCGTAACCGCCGACGTACTTAAAGTAGTAGAACAAGTTATGGCCGTCACCAATCGACAAATGAAAGTTCGCTAATGGCTGGTATAAATATCCCAATTATTACGTCGTTTGCCGATAAAGGCATATCGGCGGCAGAAAAAGCGTTTGGCAAGTTCGGCAAAACAGGCGTAGCAGTAGGCGCCGCGTTTGCAGCTTCAACAGGTTTAGTAGTAGCAGGTTTAACTAAAGCCGTTGCCGCCGCTATCGAAGACCAAAAAAGCCAGGCACTACTAGCCAAACAGTTAGAAAACACTACGGGCGCGTCGCGTATGACTATCGCCGCTACCGAGGATTTTATAAGCCAAATGCAGTTCGCTACAGGCGTAGCCGACGACGCTTTACGCCCAGCGCTAGGCAGCTTGGTACGCGCAACAAACGATTTAACTATGGGGCAAGACCTTTTAAATCTTGCTATGAACGTATCCGCGGGTACTGGGCGCGATTTAGAAACCGTGTCGTTGGCCTTAGGCAAGGCCTATAACGGGAATTTAGGCGGCCTAACAAAATTAGGTTTAGCCCTTGACCCAAACATTATTAAATCTAAAGATTTTGGCGCGGCACAAGCCGAACTAAATAAACAATTTGGTGGCGCTGCAGCTGCAGCCGCTAACACATACGAGGGGCAACTAAAACGCCTGGGTACTGTTTTTAGCGAACTTAACGAGACTATTGGCTACGCAATTCTTAACAACAAGTACGTTAAAGACGCTATAGGCCTTTTGCCTGGGGCTGTAGACGCCGCTATAAAGGCGTTTGGTAAAGGTGGATTTGCTGGCGCCTTAGACGCGTTCGTAGAGAACATGGGCGTAACAGGCGCCTACATACAAAAATTTACTGTGTCGGCGTCGCTTCAATTTGCGCGTATGAAATTTGCAATACTTGACGCCATATCGGGCAGCCTATGGGGTTTAACAGGTTTAGTAACAGGTTTAGACAGCGCTACGAAAGCAGCAAAAAACAACGTAGCCAATTTGGAATTACAATTTACGGCAACCATTTTTTATATATCGGACTTAACAGCCAAGTTAAACGAAAACATAGCGGCGCAACGTTCCAACGGCGCGGCAGCCGACAGGTTGAGCGGCCAGGCCGAAGCGTTGGGTTACAAGTTGGCGCCAGTTGTCGAGCAGTTAGACAAGGTAGGTGGGGCAGCCAAAAAAGCCGACACCGCAGTATCCGACGCCGCTAAAACATTGCAAGACGATTTAACAAAAGCGTTAGACACAGCCAAAACAGGATTAGACGAAGCCCAAGGCGCGTTTAACAATTTTGCCGAAAGCGTGTCAACAGGAATTAAAGACGCGTTTAGTTTTAGAGACGCTAAAGACGCAGGCGACGAAACAGGTAAAGGTTTTCTATCTGGACTACGTGACCAAGTTAAAGGCATAAACGATTACAGCGCCAACGTACAAAC